TTTGGATAAACAAACTCATCAAAAACTTTTAACAACAGTTGAAAGTAGTAATGTATGTTGGTTTAAAGGTGAGCCTGTCAAAAACACAAAAGATATACAATTTAATCATTCTATATATGCAGAACACAATGTCAGGTCTGATTTGTACAATGATTTTATTCCTTTGTATAAAAAATTAGGTATAGAGCTGTTTCATACAATACGATTAAATTGCAATATACGACAACACACAAATAGAATATTCGGTGATTACCATATTGATTCTTATGACACAAATAACAACCCAATTAAAAATCTTATGGTTGCAATATATTATTTAAATACTACTGATGGAAAAACGTTGATTAAAGAAAATAATGGTATAAAAGAAATTGAATGTGTTGCTAACTCAGTAGTAATATTTTCAAACACTTTACAACATACAGGAACAACTCAAACTGACAAAGAACTTAGATATGTTTTAAATTTAAACTATATGTAATATGGCTGACTTAGGTGAAAAAGTAGCAGAAATAGAAGGTTTAGTAGATAAACGACTAAAGATAGGAAGTTTAAGGTTTACATACACTCAACTAGTAGGAGCATTTGCTTTGTTGTCTACGATTGTTGGTTCACTCTATGGAGGGTTCTTAATGTATCAAAAAGTGGAAGGAATCGCAAATTTGGACTTAGGAGCAATACAGTCATCTATGGAGGCTACGTCAGCAGATGTACTTAGAGTAGAAGAAGTAGCTAAAGAAATTAAGGTAGAACTTAAAGAAGACCTTGCTAGATTACGCACAGCACAATATAATCTTGAAAACAGGATTGATTCTAAGCTTCAATCTATAGATGTACGCATTACTACAATGGACAACAAGCTTGATAAATTTGACATACAGCTAGACGATACAGAAGAAAAACTAATGAAGCGAATACAGCAGTCATTAGACAATCCACTTAGTAACTGATAACATAGGAAATATTATGAAAAAAAGAAATAAAAAACCACCAGTAAAGAGGTACTAATGACAGCAAAACAACAAGCACAGCTCGATAGACACGAACAGCAGATTGCCGACCTTTATAAAGACGTAAGAGAAATTAAAAACATGAACCTAAAATTTATGTCTATGGGTAAAGGATTACTAATAGGCTTTGGTGTCATGGTAGCTTCAGATTTTGGTATAGGCGAAATAATAATGAAGCTTTTATGATAGGTTTCCTTACAAACATAGCACCAATAGCACTTGGTTTTATTGCTAAATTGTTTGCACTTAAAAGTCAAGCGGCACAAGAGCAACAAAAAATGATGATTGAGAACTTACAGGTTCGCAACGATTCTATTAATCAAGCTCGTGCTATGGCAGACAAGGAATCCCCTATGGCGGCTTGGAACAGGCGCATAATTATTCTTGTAATTTTAGCACTTGTAATTTTTACTCAAGTAGCACCAGTTATTTTTAATACTGAAATGGTTATACCAACGACTAAAGAAGGATTTAATTTCTTAGGTTTATTTCAAATTACTCCTGATGTTGTAGAGTACGTAACAGTACAGGCAGGGTCAGTAGTTAAGATGGATGAGCTTTTCGGATGGGCAACAATGATAATCGAGTTCTATTTTGGCGCTCAATTAGCTAAGGGAAAATAATAAGGAGAAACTATGGCAGTAAAAATAGAGTATCAAGACATGCCACACATGAAGCCTGTGCCTATGGAAACAAAAAGCAAAGGTTTGTTTGGTGGTATTTGGTTGTGGATAGCAACAACAAGAAAGTGGGAGATAACAAAAGACTGGAAGTTTGCAATTACGCATGAAGGCAATACGCATCCAACGTACTATAAGATACCTAAAGGATTCGTTTTTGATGGTGCTAGTGTACCCAAATTTGCACGTTCTTGGCTTAGTCCTATGGGAGTCCTTCTTTCAGGAGGATTAGTCCACGATTGGATATATAAGTACGAGTCACTAAACTTAGGTGGCAAGAAAGGGCACACAGCTAAGATGACACAAAAAGAAGCTGATGAACTGTTTAGAAATATATGCATTGACGTTAATGGATTTAAAGTAATTAATTACATAGCTTACTATGCATTAAGACTTGGTGGTTTTATGGCTTGGAACGGTCACAGAAAAAGAAACTTAAAACCTGAATAAAAAAAGGGAGGCTAGTGCCTCCCCTTAATTAATTAAACAGAACTACTGTTATTCTTTTTTCATTTCAATCTCAGTAGTAATGTCACCAACTCTCTGAGCTTCCGTAATAGCGTGAAAGCGTTCAGCAGATACCTCAAGGTCATTCATAAAATAGCGATAACCTTCCTTGATAATCTTCGGAGCTACAGTTTCGTAGGTTGAGCCATCTCCATCAAGTAATTGTTGAATAAACAACTCGACCAGTTCAGTCACCTCTTTGCGTGAGGCTAGTTTTGAGCTAGTCTTGTTGTGATAGATATTACTGATGACATTGCGTTCATCATCAGAAAGTGAAATTTTAATATTTGTATTAATAGTATTCTCCTATTTGTTAAGATATTTTTCTACAACTAACTTAGCACCTCTAACTTCAAGCCATGCATTTTCAACACTATGTGGTCTCTTGTTAGGATACTTCTTATAAGCCATGAGATGTCCAATCGCATGATTTATGTTTTGCCATCCCTTTTCACAGTTAATGTAAAGCACACCATTGCGAATCCAAGTGTGTCTGTTGCCAGTAACTGGTAAGGGGTGCATTGGATATGGAAAGTCTTTCTCTAGGACTTCTTTCCAAATCTCTTTTATAAAACGCTTCGCAAGTTTGAAGTCAGCAGGGTTTTTACCATAACTTCTCCAACCAACTGAAGCATTGCCTGTTGAGTCTTTCCAAATCTTGTAGACTTTGCCATAGACTTGATAAGCTTCTTTACTTATTTTGCTCAATTAACTACTCCTATATAGTATTAAAACAATGTCATTTTATCTCAATGACAAGGTCATTATACCTGAGTTGATACGAAAAGTCAAGTCTAGTTAATTAAATAAAATTAAAAATTAAATGCAGATTGGGTCTCAACGTACCCTGAAGAGTCATAATTTGTGTTTTGTCCTTTAGGATATTTATGTAGGTCAAACTTTAAATCTTTTTTCATTTTACGTACATCAGATTTACAGCCATTTAAAAATAAATATCTGTGAGTAGAATCAATTTTAATTTTATCTACTACTTTTGCTTTAGTATCTAACCCTCTTCTGATGTCAAATTCAGTACCATCTTCAAGTATGTATTTATGTTTAGGTGTACTTACTCCTGTATAAAGCCAATTTGTAGCTTGGTAAATGTAACCATGATGACCATTGTTAGGGTCAGCGTAAGATACTACACACGATGGTTTTGGTAGGAATTTCAATGACTTAGAAACAAATTGAGATAAAGAATTTTTAGGTAAACCATCATTAACAACTAATCTGTTTAATTCAAGAGTTAAACATTTATAATCATTGAAAACGCATTTGCCTTCATTGTAATTGTAATTAGGAGGAAAACCAAAAGTGCATACACCTACAAGCCACTCATCATCATACAAGCCAAACGCATACGATATAGAAGGCATACGCTTGGCATAATGTTTATTCAATAACCACGTTTTAGTTTCATGGTTTTGAATAGGTCTTACAATCATATGTGCTTTAATGCAAATTTCATCATCTCTGCATCTTTGTCTTTTGCATCTTGCTCTCTCTTTTTTTGTGAACCTCTAGCTTTACCACCATTAGATATACTGTAAGGTTTGAAAACTTTTTTAGGGTCAGAGCTTCTAATTAATCTATTACGAGAAGCAGACTCAGATACTCCTATAATTTTTGCTAATTCACGTGCTGTTATTTTTTGTCCATCATCTAAAGTGTAGACAATTGTTCTAAATGTAGCCATTAGAGTATATATTGTTCGTATTGATGAAACCACATTGCAAGATAAACTATTGCACAGACTTCGATAATAAAACCAATACTATAAAAAAAGATAAACCAATACCATAGCTTTCTCATTTGTTCTCCTTAATTATATTGTTTACTAATGCATTTCGAGTATCAACAAAGACATCTAATCTAGCAGATAACTCTCTTGCTTCATCGTCTCCCTGCAATAGCACACTTAAAATATCCATAGCTTTCTCACCTTTAGTTTCTTTATCAGCAAAAGCCATTAAGTCTGCATCAGTAAATTTATTCTTCTTCATCAGGCATTCCTAGTGACATCAGGAGCATGACTAAACCCATACCAATGAATGCTACAATAATTAATAAAATTACTGGTAGAAAAGTTTCATACAATAAGGTCATAGATTTCATCCACTATAGTTGACATTTTCTTACGTCTGTCAATTTCATAATTGTATTTACGACAAACTTTCTCTAATGATTCTTTTGTAAAGTTTGCATTCATGTACTCAATGTTTAACGACCTACTTATGTATGGCTTGTACCTGTCTAACTTACGATTAAATATGCTCATATCTACTCCTCAATATCAATTTTCTTATCAGTTAAAAACCCATCACACATCTTTGGGTATTCGGTTACACAAATTATCTGCCCTACCTCATCATCAATTATATTTGGTGGTATTAGTAGAGGGTCTTCCTCAGATAGTCTGTCTGTCAATGCACTACAGCCAGTCAAAGCAAGTGCAAATATTAGTGTTAGTTTTTTCATATCAGAAAGGGATGTCATCCATGTCGTTCTCAAATCCATCAGAAGCAACAGGTGTTATTGGTTGCTGAAAAGGCTTAGGTTCGCCTAAATCGCCTATTTCCATCTCGCCCTTAGCTTCGCCTTTAGTATCTAGCAATTGTAAGGCAGAATTGAAGCCTGAGAGCTTGACCTCTGTTATGTATTTCTTTTGACCATTCTGCTCGTAGCTTCTGTGAGTTAGCTGACCTTCAACGTAAAGTTTTGACCCTTTACGAAGCTGTAACTTTTGACAGACATCAGCTAGTACACCAAAGATAACAACTCTGTGATACTCAGCCTTAGACTTTTTCTCACCAGTCTGTTTATCTGTCCAAGATTCATTAGTTGCTAAATTAAGCAAAGCTATTGTTGTACTTGCATGTTTGTACTCTGCATCTTTTGTGAGGTTACCCACTAGTATTACTTTGTTAACCATTACGTCTCCTTAAATTAAATTAGGTGACTGCTTAGGGCAGTCAATCCAGTAGCGTTTGTCTTTAACTAACGAGGTTATAGGATTCCCCGACAACAGCGTAGGTGCTACTTAGCCTCTGTGTTCTTTTGTTTATCAGCAAAAGCTTTAGCATGAGCTTTATTATCTTCTAATTTCTTCTCAGACTTAATTTTTCTTTCAGCTTGTAACTTTTTGCCACGTTCAACTAAATACTCTTTATGTTCTTCACTAAGTTTAGCATTAACAGCTTGTCTTAGTGGGTCATTACCTAACATATCTTTTTGACACTCAGCAATCTGTTCTTCATTGTCAGATTCAATTGCTTGAATAAAAACATAAGAAATATAGTCAGATGCAACAGCGAGAGTTTTTTTGTCTAAACCAATCTGAGCTTGTTGTAATTTAGCGTTCTCAATTTCTTCAAATGATGCCAAGCTTCCATCAGGTGAATAGCCTAAGAATGCCAAAGCACGACCTACAGCACTTGTCTCACATGCTTCATAATGTGAAGTGTCATTTATGTTGTTTGAGCCTTCAAGCTCGTGTGCGTGTCCAGTACCCCTAATGACACCATCAACTACAGCGTGAGCCTTAAAAATTACATGACCTAGCTCATCTTTAACAATTTCTGTAAGTATTTGACCAGTATCATAACGTTTACAAAATGCCTTTACACGTTCATGTACCATTGCATAATCAGCACCACCTTGTACTTTAGTTAATTTAATATCTGACATTATTTATTCTCCTTATTTTTCATACCTTTGTAGTGATACCTAGCAACATTACAATCTTTGCCCCTCCTGTTTTTTACTGTTACTGGATACTCAGTATCAAACACGTGACCTTTAGTTTTCATGACAAATATAGTTGCCGCTAGTCTTGTATCACCTATATGATTAATTGCTTCTAGTGAAGTGATACTGCCTTTGTTACGTACATATGCTAAAACTTCATCTTGATTACTCATTTACTTCTCCTTAATAATTTAGCTTCTTTCAATTGTTGTCTTTCTAACTTTCGTCTAGCCTTGCGAGAATCGTCAGGTCGACCACTTCTCGCTTTTAATATAATTCCCTTTGCTCCAATTGATTTAGCCATTGTTATGCTCCTTCTTAACAAATCTATAATGTGCCTCATCAACTGACTGCACCCAACGTTTTCTTTTGCCATCTGAATCGACAAAAACAGGAGAGATAGGAAGTGAGTGTTGTGTCTCAATTAATTCAATCTCACCCTTGTCTTCCATATCTAAAACCCAATCTGTAATTCTGCTCATTATCTGACCTCCAGTTCAAAAGATAAACGTTCCTGTAGCACCATCTTGATGTCATCAGTAAAATCATAATCGTAAGCTACACTATTGAATTGGTCTATGTACGTGTAGTATCTTAGTTTAATTACTCTGTTAATAGCTTCAGCTAGGATTAAAGTATTTTGTACATCTAGTGTTTGGTCTAAGTTGTGTACGATATGCTCAACTTCCATGACAATGTTGTCAGCTTCAGTCATACATTCGTCACG